CTATGACACAGTCCATGACAGTGACGCTGTCGCTTCCGCCGAAGGCACTCACCCCCAACGCGCGGCCCCATTGGGCGGCGAAGGCCAGAGCAGTCCAGGCGTACCGGGGCGAGGCGTTCCTGATGGCGAGGCGTGCCGTTGCGGGGGTGGGCAAAGGTGGTCATTGGTGGTCATTGGTGGACACCGAGATCCTGGTGCGGGCCACGTTCTGGTTCAGGGTGGAGCGCCGGCGTGACCGGGACAACGCGCAAGCGTCGCTCAAGTCGGCGCTGGATGGGATCGCCGAGGCAATGGGGGTGGACGACAGCCGGTTCATCATGGCCGCGGCCACGCTGTCGGTTGATGCCACCGACCCACGGGTTGAGGTGGTGTTGCACCCGACCCCAAACGTCGGACAAACTCCGCCGGACAAACCCCGTTGAGTTTGTCCGACGCCCGGATCCCCAGCGGATCCCCAGCGGATCCCTACCGGATCCCTACCGGATCCCTAGCGGATGCCTAGCGGATCCCTACCGGATGCCTAGCGGATGCCTAGCGGATCGGCGGCGTTTCGGCCCCGGATTACGTTACAGAAACTTTCCAGATTGTCCCATTGGCCTTGCTATTCGTTTGGCAATAGACGAAGATACCTATATGAGAAACACGGAAACACAAACGAGCGAAACCATGACCAGCCTGACCGACATCGACACCGCCCGCGACATCGCCACCAAGGCCCACGCCGGGCAGACCCGCTGGGACGGCAGCGACTACATCGACCACCCGGTGCGAGTGCAGCACATTGTTGGGTACTGGAACAACAGCTACGCCGCCCACGCCACCGCCCTGCTGCACGACGTTCTGGAAGACACCGACACAACCGCCGCCGACCTGGAAGCTGCCGGGATCAGCCGCGAAGTCATCGAAGCTGTCGAGGCACTGACCCGCCGCGACGCCGAAACCTACGCCGAGTTCATCGAGCGGGCGGCTGGCAACGAGTTGGCCCGAGCGGTCAAGCGCGCCGACCTCGCCGACAACCTGCGGGACTTGCCCGCCGATCACAGCTTACGAAACCGATACGAGCGAGCCGTGGCCCGCTTGGACGACTGAACGGGGCAACGCCCCACAACCGCCCGACAGGGCAAAGGAAGAAACGATGAACGACATGACCAAGCAGTACGCCAAGCGAGCCGCCGCCATGAAGGACGCCGAGCTGTCGGCCACGATCAACAACTGCAAAAGGAACATCTACTACGACCGCAAGGTCGCACACTACGCCGACGTGATGCACATCTGTGAGATGGAAGCGGCGAAGCGATTGAGCAACTAACCGGGGCCAACGCCCCACAACGCCCGACAGGGCAGGAGAGAAACGATGAAGACCACCGACACGCGACACGAAGTCAGCCTGTACCTGACGGTTACCGAAGCGGGCCTGGAGATTCAGGTGGACGGGAAAACCGTTGCGGCTGCACACTCTGCCGACGATCTATCCAAGGCCGTAGATGCCATCTACGAGCGTGCTGGCGGCTACCGGGGCGAGGGCGTTGTGCTGAACATTCAGGGCAGCTCATCACTCGACTTCCCGAAAGAGCACACCACCGACCCGCAGGTCATCGCCCTCTGCCGGGATCTGCGTCAGAGCAAGTAGGTCACAGCGACAGCGGCCTGGGCGACAGCGACGGCTACCGTCACCACGGAGGAGTGGCGGTAGCCGTTGTGCCGTAGCTCGCATAGCACGCCGACGACGACGCCAACGCCGAACGCCTTGCCGCAGACCAGGGCCGACACATCCTCGCCGTCGATCAAGAACCGGGCCAACGGGTTCATCTCCACGGCGTACAACTCCCCGGCGTCAGCCACGCACCGGAGTGAGTCGTAGGCCGAGACGCTGACGATAGCCAAGAGGAGTGCCACGAAGGTCGCCCGCTTCATCTGGTACGTTGCCGGGATGGGAGATAAGATGGGGACGCCGCATCCGTGCGACGCCCCGACACGTTACCCGGTCCATCGGGTGGCCGTGCTGTGGGAATTATCAGCCGACCCCTGGGCTGGATCAACGACCGGAACCGAAGGCGAATAGATGGTCACGTCTGAATGGCTGGCGGTGGTGGCAATCAGCATCGGCCTGATCGGTGGAGCCATCGGGTGGATGATGCGGATCAGTAGGGGGCTGACGAAGCTGGAGTCGATGGTCTTTCGTATCGAGAAGAACGAGTCGAGGCTGCAACGCCATAGCGACCGACTCGACGAACACGGCACCCGGCTCACCGTCATCGAGACGCAAGAGGGCTGATAGGTGCTTGCGGTTTCCGAATAACCGATATACGCTGATAGCATGATGAGGACGGTGGCGATCTGGTTGGTGCTGACCGCGACGGCGATGGCCCAGGGCTATGTCGATGCGTCGGTCAACCTGCACGGCGGAAGCGGGACGATCATCGTGCGTGGCAAAATTACCGCCTACGGTGTGTCGGCGGGGCACGTCTGCCCGAAGGTGGGAACGGTGTTCCGGTTCACCTGCTCAGACGGCAAGACCATCGGCGTCGGGACGTGGGTGGCGAAGGATAAGCGGAGCGATCTCGCGCTGTTCTCGTGCCTGAGCAAAGACTCGCTGGCGGCGTCGCCAGTTCTCAAGACGCGGCCAGCGGGAGACGTGACCGGCTGCGGCTTCCCAGGCGGCAAGGGTCCAGAACGGCTGACGCTCAAAACGGAACCGGCTGAACAGATCATCGACAAAGACGGCGACCGTATCAAAGTCAATAAGCGGGACGCCTTCGCAATCAGCACGGGGCACTTCGCCAACGGCAACTCGGGCGGCGGCGTGTTCGCTGGCGGATCGTTGATCTCAGTGATGAGCCACGGTCGTGACGACGAGATGGCGTATGGTGCAAGCCACGCCGACCTGCTGGCGTTTCTCGACAAGTCACAACCGGACGCCGGGGAGCCGCTGATTCAGCAGGCCCGTCACTGGGGTGACCGCGACAGAACGAAACAGATCCTGAGCATCTGGAAGGTGCTGTCGGGACTGACTCAGGGATCGGGACCAGCCGGGCCGCAAGGCCCAGCGGGGCCACCGGGGGCGACTGGCACGGAAGCCGACCCGGTGGTGATCCAGAAGATGCAGCAGCAGATCGATGAGCAGCGGAAGCTGATCGACAAACTGATGGCGATGCCGGTGAGGGTTCAGGTGTTGGACTCGACGACCGGCAAGGTGATCGCCGAACAGTCGTATCCGTTCGGCACACCGATCAAACTCATACTGCCAACCACGAAAGCGAGGGCGACCCGATGAACGAGCAGATCAAGATCCAGATGGAGCAAGACTTTGCACAGACCGGGAACGTGCTGGCTCAGGTCCAGACTCGGTTCAACGCGAACATCGCCCATGTGTCTGAGGAGTCAGCGAAGCTGTGGCAGCTCAAGCTGCAACTGATCGGCGCGACCGCTCAGAACTTGCTGGAGCAGCACGGTCAGGCGAACATGCAGACGCAGCTCAAGTCGTCGGGAATGTTCCCCGGCATTCAGCAGTTGCCAGCCGCACCAGCCGCAGCGGGTAGCTGATGTGGGGCAGTCGATTGTTGACTGGTGGCGTAGCGAATCTGACCGGAGGGATAGAGGCCACAGCGAGTGGCTCGACGTCCTCTGGTCCGGCGACCATGAACGGATCGCCGCCTACCTTCGCAGAGATCGACGGGATGGCGAACCTGATGGGGTTGGAGGAGATGTCTCGCCAGAACCGCCACGCGATGTCGATGGCGCAGGCTCAACTGCGTGAGCAGCTCGGCAAGAATTGGGAGCAGCCAGAAGACGTGGCGATCAACTGGAACTCCCCGACGATTGTGAATCACCCCAAGGCGGGGATGGGGACGCTGGCGAAGCTGGCTGTGGGTGCTGGCTTGCTGGGCGGAGGGATAGGATTGGGGTCGGCGATTCCGTGGCTGACTGATAGGCTATCGGCTGGGAGTGCTGCGCCCGTGGTCGATCCCGCAACGGACACCGACACGCAGTACCGTCTCCGACTGGGCGAGCCTGATGCCGGATGAAGTACACCGACGCCCGCGAACTCATCAACGACGGCGACGTGCTGGCGTTCCGAGGCACTCGCCTGTTCTCCCGGCTCATCAAGCTCTGGACTAGGAGCCGGGTCAGCCACGTCGGAATTGCCTGCCGGATGCACGGACGCCTCACGGTGATCGAGGCACTGGAGCCGGGCGGCGT